ATGTCTATCAAGAATGTCTGCGTGTGTTAAAACCAGGAGGACATATACTTGCGTTCAGTGCAGCCAGAACATATCATCATCTTGCTATAACATTAGAACAGGCAGGCTTTGAGATCCGTGACCAGATCATGTGGATCTATTCAAGTGGCTTTCCTAAAAGTCAGGATGTTGGCAAACAGTTAGATAAAAAGAAAATTGATAATGAGTGGAGTGGTTGGGGCACAGCACTCAAACCAGCACACGAACCAATAGCACTGGCCCGCAAGCCTATTAAAACTAGTATCAAGGACAATGTGTTAAAGTATGGTGTAGGTGCGTTGAATATTGATGCTACGAGAGTGCCTTATGATGGTGATAAACCTAAACCTGCTACATTTAAGAACGGAGTAAGTTATCGCCAACACACTGAAGAGTTGTATGAAAAAGAAGTTGAACATACAACAGAAAGAACACAAGAATATAATGATGGCGGTCGCTTCCCCAGTAATGTCCTCGGTGAAATACCAGACTATCAAAAGTATTTCTACTGTCCTAAAGTTAGCCGTAGAGAGAGACATATTGGGTTTGATCTCTCAGAGATTCCCACAGATCCCAGTGGCAAATATGACAACGGCGGTTATTCAGGTAATCAAGAAACGCTTAAAGCCGCAGGCAACAATCACCCCACGGTCAAGCCCATTGAACTAATGAAGTATCTAATCAAACTTGTCACACCACCAGGCGGACTAGTCCTAGATCCATTCAACGGTTCTGGATCAACAGGCTGTGCCGCAGTGGAGTTAGGTCATGAGTATGTAGGCATAGAACTTGATCCTGCCTATGTTGAAATAGCCAAAAAGCGTATTGAAGCGTGGAATAAACAAGACACAGCGTTTAGTGAGATATTTGAATAATGGCTTTATCTAAAGCACAGCGTATGATTGCAGATTGTCCTATGCGTTTTCGTGTAGCGGTTTGCGGCAGGAGATTCGGGAAAACTCACTTAGCAATCAGAGAACTTGCCAAATACGCCAGTCAACCTGATCAGCGTGTGTGGTATGTTGCACCTACATACAGAATGGCTAAACAGATTGTGTGGAAGAAACTTAAAAAGAAACTTCTTTCAATCAACTGGGTTAAGAAAGTAAATGAGCAGGATCTAACATTAGAATTATTTAATGGCAGTGAAATAAGTTTGCGTGGTGCTGATAATTATGATAGTTTACGCGGTGTAGGATTAAACTTTATCTGTTTAGATGAGGCCGCCGACATTGATCAAGAAGCGTGGTATGAAGTATTACGCCCTACGCTGGCAGACACTGGAGGACACGCATTATTCTTAGGCACACCAAAAGGTATGAATTGGTTTAAAGAGTTGTATGACAACTTTACAACTAAAAAGAACTGGATGAGTTTTCAATTTACCACAATTGATGGAGGTAATGTTCCTGAAGAAGAAGTAGCACAGGCTCGTGAAGACTTAGATGCAAGAACATTCAGTCAAGAGTTTTTAGCAACATTTGAAAACTTTAGCGGCATCATTGCTTATGCTTTTGGCACTCATAATATCAAGCCCTCAGATCCAATAAGCCCTACAGAAACTCTTATACTAGGCACTGACTTCAACGTTAATCCAATGTCATGCACAGTTATGCGACGCACCCGAGATGGATTACATTGTATAGATGAAATTGTTTTATATAGTAGTAATACTAATGAACTAATTGATGAGATCCGTAATAGATATCCCAGAAATCCTATACAGATATTTCCAGATCCTGCTGGCGTTCAACGCAAGACATCAGCTAATGGCAACACAGATATTAAAATACTTGAGAACGCAGGATTTACAGTGAGATATCATAGGCAGCATCCTCAGGTCAAAGATAGAATAAATGCTGCCAACAGTTTGTTCTTTTTGCGTGATGATAACACTACAAGATTCTATGTAGATCCAAAGTGCAAACATACTATTAAGAGTTTACAGCAGTTTTGCTACAAAGAAGGCACGCAGATACCTGACAAGGATAGTGGATTTGATCATCAATTTGACGCATTAACTTACGCAATACAGTTTTTATTCCCAATCAACAAAGAGCAAGAAAGAGTTGCTCCGAGAGCATTCGGCCACGCATTAGCATAAGAAAGAAAATATGGCAAGACCATTTGGATCAAAGAATAAAGGAACACATTTATTGTGTTCAACTCCAGCATTTAAGAAGTTTAATTCGCATAAATACAATGCTAAACGAAGAGGTGTAGAATTTAATCTCACCTTTGACGAATGGAATAATTGGTGGTTAAGCCACGGTGTTGATAAACAAATTGTTACTCGTCGCGGTATAGGTGATGGAAATAAATTGTGTATGTGCCGTTATAACGATACAGGTCCATATGCGTTAAATAATATATATTGTGATACAAATTACAATAATGTTAAGGAACAATTATTAATGCGTTATAAAAACATAAAGGAAATGAACAATGGCTGAACTCCAGACCTTTACAAATGCCTATTTACAGGCAACAAGTGGAAATACAACTTACAGCAGAAATCAACTGCGCTGGAAGTTTTTATTAGATAGTTTTACAGGCGGACAAGCCTATAGAGAAGGCGCATATCTACAGCGATACGCATTAGAAAAAGATCAAGAATATGCAGTTAGATTACTAAACACACCACTAGATAATCAATGTCGCAGTCTAATCAGTTTATATACAAGTTTCTTATTTAGAACAGAACCAGAACGTGATTTCGGTGTATTAGAAGATAATCCGCAGATAGAAGCAATTCTTGAAGACGCAGATCTAGACGGACGCAGTATGGATGCGTTTATGAAAGATGTAGCACAATGGGCCAGTGTATTCGGTCATATGTGGATCTGTGTAGCAAAACCTAATGTCGGTGCTATTACACTAGCAGACGAACAAGCACTAGGAGCTAGACCATATCTAAGTCTATATAATCCATTAGCAGTCACAGACTGGCGTTGGGCCCGTCAGCCTAACGGCGGATATCAATTAGAATATATCAAGTATGTTGAAGAAGTCAATGGCACTGAAACAGTGGTCAAAGAGTGGACAGCTACAAGTATTACAACATATAAAGTAGATACGCAACAAGAAATTGTTTTAGAAATGACAGAAGAAATAAATGGTCTAGGCTATCTACCCTTCGTATGTGCTTACGCAGAACGTAGTCCAGTTAGAGGACTAGGCAACAGTTTAATCGATGATATCGCAGATCAACAGCGTATGATTTATAATGAACTTGCCGAAGTATATGACAGCATTAGATTAGACACACATCCAAGTTTAGTAGCCACAGCAGGCACAAACGCACAGGGTGCGGCAGCAGGTCAAGTTATCACTATGGAAGAGAACTTAGATCCAAACTTAAAGCCATATGTCTTACAATTCGAAGGCGGTCAAATCGATAAGATCTATAACTCAATCAACAATAGAAAAAAGATGATTGACTCAATGGGTAATGTCGGCGCAGTAAGAGCAACAGAGACTCGTGAGATGAGTGGTATCGCCATAGAAACAGAGTTTCAACTATTAAACGCAAGACTATCAAGCATAGCAGACAATCTAGAACTAGCAGAAGAACAAGTATGGCAAATCGTATATACATATATGGGCTATGCTTGGGATGGCGAAATAGATTACCCAAGCAACTTCGCATTACATAATACAGACAACGAGCTAGATCAAATGTTAAAGATCAAGCAACTAAGTCCTAGACCAGAAGTACAGTTAGAAATTGATAATCGCATTGCCGAAATGTTAGATATAGAAACACTAGAAGCAACATTAGGCACAGAAGTTCGAGAAGGTGAAGCACCATCAAACTTCGTTGCTCACTATATGGAGAATAGCCTAGGACAGCAATTATGGATCGAAACACCAGATGAACATACGCAGGCATTGGCTAATGGCTATGTCGAAATTGAATAAAATTATATAAATACAATACGGGAGAATTATCTCCTAAAATATAAACTCTTAAAGAGGCGAGGACTACGATGACCCAACAAGAAACATCGGCAACAGAGAACACTGATATCTCTCAAAATGATCAGGCAACAGAAAAGACTTTTACGCAGGCAGAAGTAAATGCTATTCTAGCAAAGACCAAAAGTCAACTAGAAAAGAAATACTCAAGCAAGTATGAAGAACTTGGTGATCCAGAGCAACTACGAGAAATCGTTAGTCAGCATCAAAAGATTCAACAAGAGCAACAACTAAAGCGTGGAGAGTTTGATCGTGTTATACAAGAATTAGCAGCCAAGAAGGATGCAGAAATTCAAAAGAGGGATAGAGTAATAGAAAGTTTCAAAGTAGAAACTCCTATAGTAGATGCGGCAGCTCGTTATCGTGCTGTTAATCCAGATCAAGTCAAAGCATTGATTCGTAATCAAGTTAGACTAAGTCCGGAAGGTGAAGTAGAAGTATTAGATGAAAAAGGTGTTGTTCGCTACGATGACAGCGGCAAACCCGTAAGTGTAGATAGTTTTGTCCAATCGTGGCTACAAAGCAATCCGCATTTTGTGTCGGCAGCACCTGCCACAACTAATACTCGAAGCAATGTCACAGGCAACGCTACAAGTAAAGTTGATATTAGTAAACTAGATATGAAAAATCCCGCTGACAGAAAAATCTACGCAGAATATAGAAAAACTGCGGGATTAAGATAAAATTCATTAAAGGAAATATATTATGGCAATCGGTCCATCAACCACAACAAGTCTAAACGACTTGCTACCCCTAATCGTTCAAGAAGCGATGTTCGTTGCTAGCGAGCGCAGTATTATGCGTGGTCTAGTAAAAAATTACACTTTGTCTCCTGGACAAGGTAAAGTTGTTCAAGTTCCAATTTATCCAACACAGAGTGCTGCCGCAATCACTGAAGGTAATGAAGTTGATAACACAGAAGTAACTACAAGCCTAGGCACATTAACAGTTAGTCCAGTTGCTATCCGCACATTGTTAACTGACTTTGCTCGTGTAGCAAGTGCAAGTAATGTTGTTGCTGACTTAGGTCGTTTATTTGGCGAAGCAGTTGCTCGCAAAATGGACCAAGACTTGACAGCAAAATTCAGCCAACTAAACGCAGGTTTCGGTGACTTCAGTGGTCAAATCACAGCCGCTTCAATCTTCCAAGCAGTTGCTAAATTGAAGGCTGCCGCTGTTCCTGCAGAAGGCATGGTCTGCGTATTGCACCCAGAAATTGCTTATGACTTGAAGGCTGCATTGACAACTCAAGGTAATACACCATTCACATCAGGCGCTTACAGCGATGTTTCTAACGAAGCAATGCGTATGGGCTTCGTTGGTATGATCGCTGGTATCCCAGTTTATGAAACATCTAACATTGCTAACAACGGCACAGCCGGTGACATTCCTGGTGCTGTATTCCACCGTGATGCATTTGGTCTAGGTATGATTGGTGATATCTCTATCGAGACACAACGCCGTGCAAGTTTCTTGGGTGATGACATTGTATGTTCAGCATACTATGGCACAGGTATCCTACAGAATAACTATGGTCGCTACTTGGCATTTGACTCAAGCATCAACCCTTAATTGCTAAATTAATCTAAAGGACTATCACAATGAATACAGCATTTATATACAGTTATAAAACATTTGTAAGTTTCGCAACTTATGAAGATGTCACTCAGCGTGATAGTCGCGTTTTTGAAGCCAATGAAGATTTAACAGAATCCGAGATCAACGATTACTTAGAACAAGCCAGTCAGCGTATCCTTACACAGATTAGGAACACAGAATGGTGGAGAGAATATCAGCGTAGAATGGCCCAGATCACAAATCCAAACCTATTACCCGCTGTTAATCCAGATTATATATTAGCCAGAACGCAGGAGTTCATAGACCTTAATGTGTATTTTGCATTAATGGAATATATCTATCCTACAGTTGCTGACTTTGGCAATCCTGATAGTGCTGAGTTTGCAAAAATTAAGTTCTACAAGGACAGTTATAATGTATTATTTGACGAAGTAATTGAAGCCGGTGACTGGTATGACTTCAGCGAAAATGGCACCATTGATACCGCAGACAAGATGGCTGCTACTGTAAACAGAGTTCGTGTAAGATGAGAACAGAACTATTAACTTATCTAACGGCTGAACTAACTGATTCCATAAGAACCAGTCAGGAACTGCCTTGGCAAGAAGGTACTAACCCTCTCTATCTTAAGAATGCTCGTAGAGTATATCTAGATGAACCCTACACTGAAGAAGATGTATTACTACCGACATTAGGTAGCTTACAAATCAATCAAAAAGTAACTATCGTTAGATGGTATCTCACAGTAGATGCAAAAAATCGAAACACAGATTTAGATTCGGCATTGACAATCCTCGGTAGTGCTAAAGATATCACTACCATTACAGGCGTATATACACGCTTGTTCGACTATACAGTCAGCATAGACAACGATAGAGTTGTCTATGAGGGCCAATATAGATTCGCAAATTTAGCATAAGGAAGAAAATAATATGGCATACATATTTCCAGCACCAGGTGTAAGTGGCGTTCAAATGACACTTAACCTAAGTGTAAGTGGAGATACTGCTGACCTAGTTGTTCCAGCGATTCAAAACATCACCGTTAATAACGCCAATGATGTTTTTACATGGACACAATTAGACAGTGGTTCTAAACAACAAGTTGCTACCACAGCAACAAACAGTCTAAGTCTTAACTTAGTATTGGATCAAACCGTATTCTTTGGATCAGGCACAGGCACTCCTGTGGCAGTTAACAAAGGTATCTTTGGTCTAAGCAAAGATAAGACATTGACACACTTCAGTTTATACTTAGGTGATACAAACACAGGCGGAACAGGTAAAACTATTTCCGGCGAAGGCTATATCACTGGTCTAGCACCAACAGTATCAGCTGATAGTCCTGTATGGGTTGGTCCAGTTACTATCGCAGTAACAGGCGACTATACAGTTAGTTAATTCTCAAAGGGATGGGAAGAGATTAAGCACCTTCGGGTGCTTTTTCTACGGCTGAAATAATGTATAAATAACACTGATAGGAGATATTATGATATTCGATGACAAAACAGATATAGAGATATATCTAAGTCTAGAAGCAGAAACAGCAAAATCACTGAGTGAAATACGCTGTGCTAAAAAAGATTTAGAACAAGCAGAAGTAAGATTAAGATTCGTATTGACTACAATACATTACTTAAAAAACAGATATGAAGGAAAATAAGATATGAACATAGGGAACTTCGCAAAAAAACCCGAACTAATTAAAATTGAGATTGATACACCCGAAATCATAGAAGCGTATGGTGAGAAAATTGATTTCTATATATACGACAGCGTGGATATCAACACATACTTCGACTTCTTCAAAAGTCAAAGCGATCAAGATGGTGATAAATTATCAGCATTAATGCGTAGTCTAATACTAAATGAACAAGGTGAAAAAGTTATTGCCGAAGATAGTATGTTACCAATTGATTTATCATTAGGAGCATTATCAGCAATTAATGACCGCTTGGGAAAGTCAAAAGCCAAGACATCAATCCCAGAGACTGGCAGTCAGCCAAATTAATAACAATAGGAGCATTAGCAAAAGAATATGGACAATTACCTAGTTATATTCGTGATAACGCAACTACATATGATATTATGGTATATGATGTTATGATGTCTTGGCAAGAACATCAACGCAATCAAGCAGAAGGTAAGTTAGATACTCCTAAACTTACACAAGAGCAAATGATGGCAATGATGAAAAAAGTTAAAGATAAAGACAAGGAAAAGTTATAATGAGTGGTGAAATAGTTAAAAGACTCACAGAATTAGAAAAGGTATTAGATCCTAATAATCTAGCCCGAGAAGCCTATAACTATTTCAAAGCCGAAACTCCTATCCGTAGTGGCAATGCTAGAAGAAACACACGCTTACAAGGTAATGAAATACAAGCAGATTATGCTTATGCACAGAGATTAGATGCTGGTTATAGCAATCAAGCACCTCAGGGTATGACTAAACCAACAGAAAAGTTTATACAAGAGTATATCAAGAAACAAAGTAAAGGATAAACTATGGCAACCATAGAGAACTTCACAGTAAAAGTTAAGACTGAAGGTGCCACTGCCATTAAAAATCTTAGCAATGATGTTGCCAATTTAGGCACACAGTTTGGCGGATTGAATAATACACTAGGTAGTTTGACATCCGGATTAGGTGTTACTGCCGGTGCTGTGGCAGCGGTTACAAGTGCATTTGCGGCCTTAGGATTAAGAGCAGTTAATATTGCTGATCAATTTCAAGATTTAAGTGATGCCACTGGTATTAGTGCTGGCGAGTTGATGAATTTAAAACAAAGTATAATTGCCGCAGGCGGCGATACAGAAAGTTTTGCCAAAGCAACAACTAAATTATCAGTGGCCATTGGTGAAGCAATGACTGGCAATGAAAAATATCAAAAGTCATTTCAACAGTTGGGTGTATTCGTTACAGACGCTAACGGAAAACTAAGAAGTACCAGTGATATTACACAAGATGTTATTAGTAGATTAGCAGATATTAGTGATCCTGCTGTGCGTAGTGCTAAAGCAGTTGAACTATTAGGTAAAGAAGCCGCTAAGATTGACTGGACACAGGTTAAAGCAGGTAAAGACGCATTTACAGATGAGAATATTAAAAATCTAGCGGAATTCCAAAAGCGACTAGATCAAATGGCTGCTACATTAGAAAAAGGCTTGATCAATAACTTTGGACAACTGGCAAAGTCTGTTAATCAATTCTTATCCGAATATGATGTTAAAGGTTTTGATGCATTCTTAAATAGATTACAAGTAGCAAGTTTAAGAATAAGTGGATTTGACGAACAAGCAAATAAACTTCGTAATCAATTTAAACAAGATCTAAAAGCAAAAGCAGAAACAGATGTTGAAACACAAAAATTATTAAAGCTAAGTCAAACTCCTGGTTCGGCAGCAGTAACAAGACCTACTACTCCAACAGCAGGAAGATATGGTGCTACACCTGAAGCAACATTAAAGGCTATCGCCGAAAGCCAATTACGCATTACTCAAAATACAGAAGATGCTAAAAAAGAAATAGAAATACGCGGTGCTGGAGATATTGAAAAAATTAATATTGAAATGCGTAGTAATATTGCAAAATCTGTGGCTGAAATTCAAAATAGGGAAAGAATATCACAAGAACAAAAAGCCAAAGAAACATTAGCAAGTGTAAGTAAATTTACAGAAAAAGCCGCTAATGATATTGCTAAAGTAAGAAGTCAACTCAATATTAAAATCTATACCGAAGAAGAAGCACAGCGTCAAAAGATTGCAGAAGAACTAGCACAAGAAGAAACTCGCATCGGTAATATAGTAGCAGGCAGTCTTAAAATTGTGGATGAACTAGCAAATCAAAATAAAGAAATGGCAGATAAAGCCAAGTTCGCATTAGATGCTGCTACAATGACTGATCAAGAACGAGCAAACGCACAAGCACTATTTGACATTGAACAACAAAGATTAGCATTACTAAAACAGATTGCAGATATTAAAGACTTGCCATATGCAGAACGATTGGCCAAAGAAAAAGAAGTCAATGATTTAATTGCAGAACGCAAAAATAATACTATTGCTAATCAAGAAGCACAGGCAGCACAGCAACAAGATTTCTCGGCAGGATGGGCAAAAGCATATCGCCAATATGTAGAAAATGGCAACAACAGTTTTGCACAAGCAGGAAATACATTCCAAACATTAACACGCGGCTTTGAAGACAGCATGGTTAGATTCGTTCAAACTGGTAAACTAAGTTTCAAAGATTTATTCAATAGTTTAATAGCAGAAGCAGTAAGAGCACAGAGTAATAAATTAGTAACAACCTTACTTGGTAGTCTATTCGGTAGTTTCGGTGGCAACACACCGTTTATCGGTGGAAGTGTATTAGGTGGAACATATGGTGGAGCAGCTATAGGCGGACCAATTGATGGACCTACACTGGTTGGCGAGCGTGGTCCTGAAATGTTTATACCCAAAGGTTCAGGTATGATTGTTCCCAATGATAAACTATTTGGCGGTGGGGAAACAAATGTTACTAATGTAACTTATACTATTCAAGCAGTGGATGCCAGCAGTTTTAGAAGTATGTTAGCCCGTGATCCAGAGTTTATTCACAATGTGGCGGAACAAGGCAGACGCCAATTACCAATAAGGAGTCGTAGATAATGACAATGCAACAAATTATAGACACAGCGGTTGGCATAGAAGTTAATCGCAGTAAGTTAGTGGCACAAACAGTTAGCCGCAGTGGTAGGATCAGTGTTGTTAGTCGCAACTGGGCCAATCCATTTAGATTTACAGTTACTCCCAAACCTATTTGGACTGCCGCTGAATACAGAGAAATATTAGAACCATTGTTTACCAATGATAGATATGAGCCACATGGATTTTATCTTAATAACATTAGTGCAACAACAGCATTGGCTAATTTAGGCAACAGTTGGATGATACCCTATCAAGGCAACGCTGGTGCTAACAACGCACTAACAAGTTATCAAGCCAGCAGTGATACCACAGGTGCTAAGATTGTTTTAACTAATGTAAATTCAACAACTATAACTGCTGGATTGTATTTGGTTAAAAAAGGTGATTATCTTAGACCTGCAGGATTTTATTATCCGTATATTGCTACAGCAGATGTTGTTATTCCCACAGCAGTCACAGGCGTTACGGGAACTATTCAACCAGCAGGTGTATATTTGCTAACAAATGCTCCCAATGCTAGTAGTCCTGGCAGCAATGTAGGATTTACCAGTACTGCAACAAGAACTTTTATTACCGGTCTAAGTTCACTGGCTAATCTAAGTGTGGGGCAGATTATATCTAGAACCAGCGGCACTGGAGCATTTGGCGGGATAACTTATATTGATAATATCAATAATTCTACAAGTAGTCCAAATATCAGTGTTACTTCAACTACAGCAATGACAGCTGGATCAATAACATTTAATGGCACTGGTCCAACATCAACTCCTACTGCGTGTGTTCCATTGAACCGAGGATTTATTGGCACAGTATCAACTAACACAGCAGTTAGACTTGGTCCACGAGCCGCACTATTCAATGTGTTAGTGGCCAAACTTCCACAGATTAGATATCTGCCAGGACAACTTGTAGAACTTACAGGTGACATTGAATTAATTGAGCAAATACAATGACAACAACAATTACCACAGTAGACACAGAACGCAGTATTGAACATGGCGTTCTCATTGACCTAACATTAGATGGCACAACTTATTATATTAGTAACTGTTATAAAAGTGTTCAATATCCTGCTGGCACTGGTCCAGTATATCTAGCATTGGCCGGTTTTTTAACTGTCAGTGAAATACAAAGCAATCTCAGTAATGCCAATGATGAAATACAAGTCACACTAAGTGCTATTCCTCCTGAATATATTTCCGCAGTATTAGGTGAGCCAATTAAAGGCGGTGAAATTAATATCTATCGTGCTTTCTTTGATTATCAAACACAAGAGGTTATTGCCGATGAAGTATACCGAAGATTTACCGGCGTCATTAGTAATTTTAGTGTTCAAGAAGACGTAGATACTATTAATCAAGAACCAGATGTTACGCATACAATTACTATTATTGCATCAAGTATCATGGGCGTGCTTGAAAATAAAGTCAGTGGACGCAGAACAAATAGAAAAGATTATCAGGAGTATTGGTCGGAATTGTATAATAAAATCATTACATCAATCACAGGTACTAATACATTGACTTCAGTAAATCATCATTTAGGCATTGGGCAACAATTAAAATATGTTGGCACTACACAACTAGGATTAACTGCCAATACAACTTATTATGTTTTAGCACCATTGACTGCTGATAATTTTAGATTGAGTGCAACTTATAATGGCACACCACTTACATTGACTAATGGCACAGGATTATCATTGCAGTTTCAACATGTCAATGCTTATATTGATGGCAGTATGGATCGTGTTGAAACATTGTTTAACAGTAGTTTTGACTTTGGTAAGAAATATGTGCCAGAACAAACAGGCACTGTTGGCAATGGTGGTGGAGGAGGGGGAGGTGGCAAACCGGGAGGTGGCGGTGGACAAGTTCCTGTTCATGACATGTAAGGATCGACAATGACAAGTTATGCAGATATTCAAGAAGACAAAGAAATAAAAAAGATTGTGTATAATTATTTCTGTGATCATTATAAGAATCAGCAACGAGGCTTTAATGAATTTAAAAAGTTAAATACTAAAATGAAACTTAATCCAAATACCAAATTAGTTAAATTTGGAAATATAGTTTTCTTACTAAAGTTAGATGACAATGAAATTGAGTTTCACAGCATGGGCAAGGAAACATCAACATTTGCTTACATAAAAGATTTACATCAACTCTGCGATTATGCAAAAGGATTAAATGTTAAAGCGGTATATTCATATAGTAATGATAGTGTATTTGAAACAATATTCCGTCGTATTAAATTGAATTTTACGCAGGATTTGAAAGTGGCTCCAGATGGACGCACTTATAACTATTATAGATTGGAATTTTAATTATGCCGGCATTTGCGTGGTTAGGAAGTGTGGTTGCAGGATGGTGGTTTGCCGCAGGCACAGCGGCTTTTATTGCTACATCATGGTTGGTAGCAACCGGAGCAGCATTTGTTACCAGTAGAATTATCAATGGTAATGCTAATAAACGTAACAATAGCAGTGATGTTAATCAAGGTGGTAGAGTTCAAGTTCCTCCACAAACCAACAATAAGATTCCAGTATTATATGGTAATGCTTATGTAAATGGTATTATTACAGATGCTAGATTAATCAGCACAGATCAAAAAATCAACAACACAATGTATTACTGTATTGTGTTAAGTGAAACTTGTAATAATCCTAATGCAGTATATGGTGTTGATGCTGTATACTGGAATGATCTAAGACTAACACCAATTAATACTACAAACTTATCTCATCTAGTTAAAGATGGTCGTAAAACAGTAAGTCCAATAGACACGGTGGCCACTGCATTTGTTGTAGGTAGAAGTTATAAAATTACACTATTAGGCACAACTACACAGGCTCAATGGAACACTACCGCTGGAACTAGTGGAGTAACTTATCAAGTAGGATCAACATTTACATGTGCTGTTACAGGCGTAGGCACCGGTCGTGCTGATACTTATGAAGATTTTATTGATACAAACTTTAAAGTAAATGACACTACAAGTTTGGTTGAAATTAGAGTTTATGCTGGAGGCACAGCGGCACCAAATCAAATCTATCCAAGTTATTCTGGCAACAAAATAAGCGCCATTGACTTTTGGCCTAATCCAAATACTACAATAGGTTGGGATCCAACTTACAATATGAGTGGATTGGTATATGCCATTGTCAAAGTAACATTTAATGCTGAAAAAGGATTTACTAGTTTGCCAACTATGACATTCAAACTTGCTAACAATGTCAGCAATCCAGCAGATGTTTGGTATGATTACATGACCAGCAAGCGTTATGGTGCAGGTATTGATTCAATTTATATTGATAGCACAGCAAAAACTGCATGGGCTAACTTTTGTAATGAAGATATAACTTACACTGATCAATATGGAAATACTAATCAATTTGCCACACGCTATGATATTAATGGATTGATAGATACCAACAATCAAGTTAAAACTAACATAGATACCATACTTCAAAACGCTGGTGCGTGGATGAGCTATGATGTCAGCACTGGACTATGGAGCCCAGTTATCAAGAAGGCTATTACAGCAGGTGATCCCGCAGATACAGCCACATATTTTACAGCAAGCCGCAGTGGCAGCACACTAACTGTCTCAAATTTTGAAGAAGGTAGAATAGAAGCAGGACAACTTCTTTATAATAGTGCAGGCACGCTAATTGGCACTATCTCGGCACAGATTACTCCATTAACTGCAGGTGAAACATCAGGACAAAAGGGTAGATATACAACCAGCACCAGTGGCAGTATAAGTTCAACTACTTTCTTTACTACTGCACCGAATTTATTAACATTTACAGACGATAACATTATATCTGGTATTAATATTAGTTCTACTAGATTAGATGACTTATATAACAGCGTTGAAGCAGAATTCTATGACAGGTGGAATCGCGATCAAAAGGCCTATGCTAGAACAGAATTGCCAGCGAATCAAAGAAATCCCAATGAGCCTGACAATCAATTACGCATGGGCCTAGACTTATGTAATAACAGTATGCAGGCAGACTTATTAGGCCAAATGGAACTGCGTCAAAGTCGCGATGATTTAGTTATTGAATTTACCAGTAATCAATATGGCATACAAACGCAGGCCGGAGATATAATTAACGTTTACAGTGATTTATATGACTGGTCGCCAAAACTGTTTAGAGTAATGCGTGTCAAAGAACAAGAAACTGAAGAAGGTGGTTTAGTAGCACAGATTCAAGCACTTGAATATAATGGCGATGTGTATACCATTGAACCTATCACAGAATTTACCACAGAAGCAAACATTGGTATTGGTGTTTATGGAGCAAGTCCAAACTTACCTCAACCTCCTGATGTAGTTATTGCCAGTGTAGATGCTGATTCTGCTATTCCAAACTTTCAATTACAAGTTACTGTTCCTACAACAGGCGGTCCCTATGATGAAATAGAATTATATTACACAGAAGGTTGGGACCAACATCCAATTACAGGCACTATAGTTCCTGGCACTGGCAGTAATGGTGCCCCAGTAGGTCAAGGATTATTAACTGTTACAGATACAACTTATGGTAGTATTAATCCTGGAGATCAGATTGATTTAGCCACAGACATTTATATTGTAAGTCAACTTACAAACACACCCTCAAGTAAAACATTTGTATCGGGTGGAGCACCTGCCAGTTCAACTAGCACATTGTTAACACTGAACGATGTCACAGGATTAATAGTTGGTAATACATTAACCGGCACTGGTATTCCTAATGGTAGTTTTATCATTGAAATTGATGCTGGAACAAACACAGTTAGAATTGAAGATGCTGTAACAGTTCAAGCCGCTGGAACTTATACTGTCAGTGGTGGTCTAGGCACTTATATAGTAGATACTAGCACAACACAAACATTGACAGCCGTGAATTTATATGACTTTCCAGAAGTGGACAACTATAAACCTCTAAAGAAAATAGTTCCAGCAGGAAATACTGCTACATTTACTAACGGTGAAATAATCAGAGATGTTATTACAAATGTGCCAGCTAATAGTGCTACATATCGTCGTTGGTTTATTAAAGCACGTATGGGTATTAAAAAGCGATTCGGTGCATTCAGCAATCCAGGTAATACTGATTTTAATAAAGGTAGATTCCCATACAATCCTAATCCAGGCGGCGGCGGCGGTCCAGTTGGTCCATTACCTGGTGTATTTTCCAAAGTGGACATTAATAACACAACACCATTCTTAACTTTCTCAACACAAGCAGACGGTGTAAATCCAATGTATGGTATTCGCGGCAAAAGCACAGTTGATGATCCTTGGTTTGTTGGTGCTGGCAGCACAGACGATGATCAAGGTTATTTAGAAATTGCCACAGGTGACAATGCTGGACTAAGCAACAGCGGTGGTCAAATTTATGTGCGTCAATACAATGGTGCAACACCAGGCACTGGTGCTCCTTGGTTTGGTGGCAATGGTGTTCCTGTTAATACACTTACGTTGTTAGACAGCACTGGTAATACTGTTATTCCAAAGAACTTAACTGTTGATGGTGGAGCATTATTTGTTGACAGTGTTAACAACCGAGTTGGTATTAATAATGGTAGTCCAAGTTATGAACTGCATATTGACAGCGGTTTAGATGCAACAACACAGTTTGCTATGACCAATAATGAACGCACATTTATTTTAACAAATGCTGCCGGACCAAATCCTGGAGATGATTTATTAAGTTTTAATCTTGGTGGCGGAAATAGACTACAGTTCAACACCACAGATCAATGGTTCAATTCAGGCAAGTTAGGTATCAATGATTCAACACCAAGTTATACTTTAGATGTAAATGGTGACTTAAGAGTAGTCAGCGATGCGTGGTTTGATGCTAATGCTAGAGTCACTGGTGATTTGGCTGTTAATGGCGGAGATTTAACAACCACTGTTACAACATTCAATTTATTAAATTCTACAGCAACGACATTGAACATAGGTGGTGCAAGCACAGCAACTAACATTGGTTCAACAGCTGGCGGCACAACAACTATTGGATGGGATGCAGTTGTCAATAAAGATTTGGCAGTAAATGGTGGTGATATTACAACCACACAAACAACATTTAATTTATTAAACACAACTGCTACTACTGTGAACATAGGTGGTGCAAGCACAGCAACTAATATTGGTGCGGCTACCGGCACTACTACCATTGGCAATGACCTAGCAGTTAAAGGCACAAACTTAATATTAAACAGTGATGGCACTGGCACAGAAGATGTATTCATCAAAGTAGAGCGTGGTGGCAGCACAGATGCTATGATTACTTGGTATGAAAATGATGACCTTTGGGATATTAGTAATAGTGTTGACATTCAAACTAACTTAGTAGTAGGCAATGATATAACTATCACAGATGGCAACCTGATTCAAACAACACATGAAGACGTTCCTGGTCCAGGTGCAGCCAAAGATGTAATAACTTCGGTATTTTACGCACAATACAACAATAGTTTATACTATGATCCAACAACTTATACTACAATTGACAGGTGGGATAGAGCAACATATACTAGTGCCAAATATATCTTGAACATTGAAAATACTACAGATGCAACTAGATATCAAACATTAGAATGTTTAGTTTTAGGATCAAGCACTCCATATATAACAATATATGCTGATGTATTCAATGATGGTAGCACTATAATGTTAACAGCAGACGAAGATACAATTAATTTTCCTGGCATTATTAGATTGAGAGCATACGCATTATTACCACCAGGTATCAGTGGAGGTATAACTCGTATTACAGGACACAGAATCTTGTTCGCAAAAGCAACATAAATAACAGTATGGATGCCGCAGTGTCCATTCTTTATTCCCTCAGGAGAACAATATGTCAGGTGTATTATCATTCGCAGATTATCTAGGTGGTCCAGACAACATACAAGTTGAACAGATCTTCCCTTCAACAAAACGCACATACCAATACAATTTCAATCAAAATATCACAGGTTGGACTTGGGGCTTAGATGCTCAAACACTGGTAGTAAATCCAGTTACCTATGACCGTAATGGTGTGCCAAACTTTTCAAGTAGTTTAGTTATTGGCTACTTTGCTAAACAAGATTTGGCAGTGGACACAACAACAATCAATGTTGTTAATGCTACAACAGGTCTAGTTAATATTACTATCCCTGGCGGATTATACACAGGACCAATTATTCCTGATGCTAGAAAAAATGTTCCAATTACTATTGTAGGTGTAACTTGGACTACTAACACTACCCCATCACAGGTCAATAGTCATCGCTGGGCATTCATACAATGTTATGAACCAGATGTCACTATTGGCAATCCTATTTTAGACAACGGCTATACCGCACTGAACATAGCATAAGAAGTTATTATGAGTAATATCTTCGTTACAACAAATCAAAATGTTATTGAAGTAACTACCTCTGGTGGTATTACAGTAACAACGCCCGAGGGACAGACAATTGCTGTTACTGTTCCTAATACCACAGTAGATGTCACAACAACTACCAATGATATTACAGTTGCAGAAGTTGGCATTACCGACACCGACCAACTTATTGAAGGCACAACAAACTTATTCTTTACCAATGCTAGAGCACGATCAGCGATAAGTTTAACCACAGATGATACATCAATATTAGATTATAATAGTTCAACAGGCGTATTCTCTTGGCTCACTCCAACAACTACGAAAATAAATGAAGGAACCAATTTATATTATACTAGCAGTCGTGCTAACAACGATTTTGATACACGCTTTGCTACAAAAACCACTACAAATCTCGCAGAAGGCACAAACTTATATTATACAACTGCTAGGGCTAATACTGATTTTGATACTCGTCTTGCTACTAAGTCAACAACCAATCTCAGTGAAGGAACTAATCTCTATTATACAACTGCTCGCGCCAACACCGATTTTGACACCAGATTAGCCACTAAGACCACAGACAATTTAACAGAAGGTTCAACTAACAAATATTTTAGTCAAGCATTGGCTAGAGCGAGTTTGAGTGCAGGTACTGGTATTAGTTATGACAACACTACAGGTGTTATTACCAATACTAGTATTAATACTGATACAACTTATACACAAAACTTTACATCAACTACAGGTGGCACAAACTTAAATTTGGTTGGCAGTGATTCAACCACCGATACAGTTAAATTTGCCTCTGGTACTGGTGTTACAGTAGCATACACTGATGCTAACACAGCAACATTAAGTATTGGACAA